GGCCCGCAAGCTGCCGGCCGACCTGGTCGTCGTCGAGCTCACCACGCCGATGCGCAAGTACATCGTGCAGCTCGTGCTGTACGGCCTCGGCTACCTGGCGCTCGGCCTACCCGTGCGCCGGGTCGTGCTGGCCGCCTACCCGAGGACCGCGCCCAGCCTCGACGGTCTCTACGTCTGGGAACGCGCGCTCACCGGGGACGACGGCCAGCTCCTACCGGAGAACGCCCAACTGATCCAGGAGGTATTCGCTCAGACCGCCGTCCGCCAGGACTACGCGCGACTACTGCACAGCGGCCGGATCTCGCTCCACCAGATCCCACTGACACCTGACGATTCCGAATGTTACTTTTGTCCGTTCTACAGGCCGCAGTCCGCGCGCGACGGTGGTCCTGGCTGCCCTGGCGGGGTGAAGGCGAATGCCTAGGCCTCGTAACGGAGTCACGGCCACCGATCGCTTCTTCGCGCTCGTCGAGATCGGCGTGGAGGAGGCCGACTGCTGGCTCTGGTGCGGATACCGAATGCCTTTCGGCCACGGACGATTCCGCGTCGACGGCCGCAAAGTGCTCGCGCACCGTTTCTCGTACGAGATCCACGTCGGCCCGATTCCCGAGGGCTTGACCCTCGATCACCTGTGCCGGGTGCCGTTCTGCGTCAACCCCGCACACCTTGAGCCGGTGCCTCACCGCGTGAACGTTCTGCGCGGCGTGGCACCTGCAGCACACAACGCGGTCAAGACCAACTGTCCACACGGTCACGACTACTCGCCCGAGAACACCTACATCGACTCTCTCGGCCGCCGCGTGTGCCGCATCTGCCGGACCAAATGGCAGCGCAACTACCGCCTGAACAAGCAATCCGCACGTGACGGCGGTCCTGGATGCCCCGGGACCGCCGCTGTGCACCACTCCGAATGACCGACACCTCGCTCTCGAAGGGAGCAACCGCCATGAACACCATCACCGAGCCCCTGCGGCTCGCCGTCGGATCTCACTCCGCCGGCAGCGGCAAGGGCTGCGCCATGAACCTCGTGTCCTGGGAGAACGGCGACACCACGATCACCGACCTGCCCGACTGCGCCGACACCGTCCTCGCCCGCATCGTCCAGGCCGTCAACGACAACATCTGCACGCACCGGGACGGCGACCTGCTCTGCCCGGCCTGCTCGATCAAGGTCATCGACCTCGCGCACCGGACCGTGGGTACCGGATCACTGCCGCTCACCCCGAGCGGGCGTCACAAGATCTGGGTTCGCATCGCGATCGACCAGGCCCGCGCCGTGCTCCAGCTCGTCCCGGACAAGTACAAGGACCACGCCCGCTCTGCGATCGAAGCTGCACAGGTATGGGTGGAGAACCCGTGCGAAGAGACTCGTCGCAACGCCTACGCCGCCGCCACCGCCGCCGCCAACGCCGCCGCCTACGCCGCCGCCTACGCCGCCTACGCCGCCAACGCCGCCGCCTACGCCGCCGACGCCGCCTACGCCGCCGCCACCGCCGCCGCCTACGCCGCCAACGCCGCCGCCTACGCCGCCGACGCCGCCTACGCCGCCGCCAACGCCGCCGCCTACGCCGCCAACGCCGCCGCCTACGCCGCCGACGCCGCAGCAGCGCGAGGGGAGAAGCGTCTCGCCCTCGCGCACCGCGCAATCGACCTGTTCGAGGAGCTGACCGGCCACGTCCGCGTGCCGGTCAGCCCCGAGCAGATCCAGCAGGCCTACGCCTGCATGACCACCGCCCACTGATCACTCACCTGTCAGATCGCCAACCGCTCTCGAAAGGAGCACCAGTCATGACACAAGCCACCTATCCCGGGTACCTGCCGCCAACGCCGCCGCCTACGCCGCCGACGCCGCAGTTCCCGGCACCGGCTCAGTACCCGCAGGCCGTGCCGGGTCAGCTGCCCCAGCAGTACGCGCCGCAGCAGTTCGCCCCGGGCTATCCGCCGGCGATGCCGACCGCGCCGCAGCAGCCGCTCGCGCAGGGCTCGATCGACGACTTCTACAACCAGCCTTCGGCCGGCGCCGGCAAGTCGTTGTCCTTCAAGGCCGTCGGCACGCGCTACGTGGGTGTCGTCACCCGGCCGATCACGTCCGGCGACATCCAGCAGCAGACCGACACGTTCGGCCGTCCGCAAACCTTCCGCGACGGTCGCCCGAAGTTCGTCATGAAGGTGCCGCTGCAGATGCAGCCCTCGCCCGAACACCCCGACGGCCTCGGTACCTGGTACGTCAAGGGGCAGGCCCGCGACGAGCTGGTGCGGGCAATGGCCGAGGCCGGCGCTCCGGCTGGGCCGCCGGAAGCCGGAGCGGTCGTCGACGTGACGTACGTCAGCGACCGCCAGGCCGGCCCGGGCATGAACCCGGCCAAGCAGGTGCACGTCGTCTACACGCGGCCGGACGGGCAGACCAGCTCACCCGCGCCCGCCGTCCAGGCGCCTCCCGTTCAGCAGGCCACCCCGGCTCCGATGCCACAGGTGCAGTACGCGCCGCCGCAGCAGGTGGCGCACCAGCCGCCGGCTCAGCCGGTGCCCCAGCCGTCCGTTCCCGCGCAAGCGGTCGCGCAGCCTCAGCCTCCCGCGGACCTGTCCCCGGAGCAGCAGGCCCTGCTCGCCAAGCTCACCGCCGGCGGGAACTGACACACGCCGACCGGCCGTCGCACCCTCCCGCGGCGGCCGTCCGGCCCCTCCAACTCCATCCGCACCACTCGAAAGGCCCCGCACGTGACCGCAGTAGCCGTCGACGACATCAAGGTCGAGACGATCCAATGCAGGAACGGCACCGTCGTGTTCACCGAGCTACCGGACACGTACGAGATCACCGGCACGCACCGCACGCGCACCGTCAACGGCAACCCGGCCCGGTTCGTCTACAGGATCACCAGGTGCCACTGCCGCACGGATCCCGCCTCGCCCAACCTGCAGGCTGCCGGCCACCGCTATAGCCCGTACACCAACACCGGCATGCGGCCGCTCTGCCCGCACCCGCCGAACCACGACACCGACTGGCGCGGCCGAAGCCGTGGCTGTCACAACAAGAAGGACCACTGCGCCAGCCGCGGCCACGAGTCCACGGTCCGTGAGGTCCTCGCGGGGGTCGTCAAGAGTTACGGGCCGCCGGCGAAGGTCGGCCCCGACCAGGCGCTACGCCAGCTCGCACCGTCCCGCCGGATCACCGCGGGCGATGTCGAGCGCAAGGACTACGTCGCATGGCTGCGTAAGAACGACCCCGAAGCCGTCAACCCGTATCCGGACAGCGACAAAGAGGCTCGGATCGCCAACCGCGATGCGGCCCGCGCCGCCGGGCATTCAATCCGCAGTACGCGGTCGGGCAAGCGCGTCACGCTGCGTTGCGATTGCGGCGCCAACCCGGCCGAGTTCGCGACCTACGCCGCGGCTAACAAGTGGGCGTACAAGCACATCAAGGCTGTGCTGGCAGAGGCGGAGACCGCTGCCTCATGAGCGTCACCGTCCACGCCGAGCTCACCGCCGACGGCGGCCGCATCGTGCTGATGGCCGTCGGGCCGGTCGAGGACATGGCGTACCTGGGCAAGCTGCTGCAGACCACCACACCGGCCTACAAGCAGAGCCAGCCGAAGGGCGCGCTGCTGTGCCCGGCGACCTGGCCGGCGGTCGTGCAGCTCGGCGCGATTCTCGGCGACGCGTTCGCGCCGGGGCCGCGGCTGCAGCGCTGGATCCTCGACCAGGTCGCGACAAGATCTACAACTTCTTGTAACGAACTCACGGTGCCGGTGCCGGACGGGCTGACGCCGCGGCCGTATCAGGTCGCCGGCGCGCAGCTGATCGCCGCCACAGGGCGCATGCTGATCTTCGACGAACCGCGGACCGGCAAGACCCCCACGACCGTGCTCGGGCTCGCCGAGCTCGCGCACCGCGGCACCGGCGTCGCGCCGATCCTCGTGGTGTGCCCGGCGTCGGTGGTCGACCCGTGGGTCGAGCACTTCGCCAGCTGGACACCGCAGTGGCGCGCCGTCGCCTGGCGCGGCAGCCCCAAGCGCCGACGCGCGCTCGCCGGCACCGCCGACGTGTACGTGACCAGCTACGACACCGCGCGGATGGACGCCAAGGACACCAACCCGTCCCGATCGCCGCTGATCGCGCTCGACCCCCGCGCGCTGGTCGTGGACGAGCTGCACTACTGCAAGAACCCTCACGCCGCCCGCAGCCAGGCCGTGCGCCGGCTCGCCCGCAACACACGCGCGTTCGTCGCTCTGAGCGGCACCCCCATCACGCACCACCCGGCCGACCTGTGGCCGACGCTGGTATGCCTCGCGCCGGGTGCGTACCCGTCCCGCGAGCGCTGGGTCAGCCGCTACTGCCTCACCCTAGACGGCGACTACGGCCAGACGATCCTCGGGCTGTCGCCGGCGACCGAGCCGGAGTTCCGGCTGTCCCTGCTCGGCCAGCAGCGCCGCATCGCGCGCGCCGACGTCCTGGACCAGCTGCCGCCCAAGGTCTACAGCATCCGCACCGTCGAACTGCCCAGCGAGTACCGCAAGGCGTACGACGCTATGGAGAACGACATGCTCGCCGAGCTACCCGACGGCGGCGAGATCTCCGTCATGGGCGTGCTCGCGCAGCTAACCCGACTGTCCCAGCTCGCCAGCGCGGCCGCCGACGTCAAGGTCACCGTCGAGGACCTGGCCGACGGCACGCAGCGCGAGCACGTCGAAGTCACCCTCACCGCGCCGTCGTGGAAGGTCGACGCCCTGCTTGAGGTCCTCGAGGAACGGCCGGGGGAGAAGGTCGTCGTCTTCGCCCCGTCCAAGCAGCTGATCCGCCTCGCCGGGAACGCTGCGGGCAGCAAGGGTCACCGCGTCGGCTACATCGTCGGCGGACAGCCCATGAGCGAACGCACCGCCACGATCCGCGAGTTCCAGACCGGTGAGCTGAACCTGATCTGCGCCACAACCGGCGCCGGCGGGACCGGCATCACGCTGTCCGCGGCCGGGACGCTGGTGTTCCTACAGCGGCCGTGGTCGCTCGTCGAATCCCTGCAGGCCGAGGACCGCGCCGAGGGCGACCCGACACAGACCCGCGGAACCGAGGTCATCGACATCGTCGCCGCCAACACCATCGACACCCGCGTTCGCGCCGTCCTGCGCGAGCGAGCCGGCCAGCTCGCCGACCTCGTGCAGGACCCGCGCATCGTCGCCGAACTGCTCGGCGGCGCAACGGTAACGCGGCTCCAGCAGAAAGGCCACGCCGCATGAACGACCTGATCAACCACCCGCCGCACTACACGGCGCACCCGTCGGGGATCGAATGCATCCAGGTCGCCGAACACATGAGCTTCAACCTCGGCAACGCGATCAAGTACATCTGGCGCGCGGACGAGAAGGGCGACGCGATCGAGGACCTGCGCAAGGCGGCCTGGTACATCCAGCGCGAGATCGAGCGTCGCCAGCCCGCGGCGGCGCAGCACGACGACCCGCACTTCGACAACGATCACGGCTGCTGGTGCAACTGCCTGGCCTGCACCACCACGAACGGGCGGTGTATCTGCCCTACCTGCAGCGGTACCAGCTGCGTGAGCCACGAGGACCGACGGGCGGTGAGCGCCTGATGCGGCGCGCGCTCGTCATCGGCGTCGACCCCGGGCTCACCACGGGCGTGTTCGCCGTGCCGTACATCGAAGGCATCGCGGGCGACGCGCTGATCGCCGTCCAGGTGCTCGGCTCGGAGGGCGTCGTCCCGATCGTGACGGCCTTGCTCGACCGCTCTGCGCTGGACAGCCTGCTAGCCGTCGAGGCCTTCGTGGTCGGCCCCCGCGCCTCGCGCTCGTCCTCGGCGCACGCCGGCCGCGTCACCCGCGCGCTGATCCGCCAGCTCGGCGACCTGGCCGACGACGAGCCGCAAAACCGGACGTTCGTCAGCCGCCCGGCGGCCGCGGTCAAGCCCTGGGCCACCGACAAGCGCCTGGAGGCCGCCGGGCTGCTCGCCCACACCACCGGGATGCACCACGCCCGCGACGCCGCCCGGCACGCGCTGTTCGCCGCTGTGCACGCAGGGCTGACACGCGACCCGCTGAGCGCGAAGGCGGCGGCCCGATGAAGGCCCAGTTTCGCTCGGTGTGCGCCGACGGGTGCGGGGAGCCGATCGAGCTGAACCAGGAGATCGTCCCGGCCGCGGACGGCGGCTGGTCGCACGAGGTCTGCCCGGACGACGTCGCCGCGCGGCCGGCCGACCACGGACCGCTGTGCCGCCGGTGCTTCACCTACCACCGAGGGGAGTGCGCGTGATGAGCCTCGTCGGATTCAGAGCGCAGAACCACCCGCAGCAGGTCAAGGCGCGGCAGACCGGCAACGACCGGCGTTGGCATGCGACCGAGGTCGCGGACGACCGCGCGATCACGCTTGACGACTTCGGCCCGCTGCATGAGCGGTTCCGGTTCACGATCGACGCCGCGGCAGCGCCGCACAACGCACGCCTGCCGCGGTACTGGACACGTGAGAGCAATGCGCTTGAGCAGCCCTGGCGGGGCGAGCGCGTCTGGTGCAACCCGCCGTACAGCGACATCCGGCCGTGGATCGAGAAGGCCTGGCGCGAGTTCGTCGAGGGCGGCGCCGAGCTGATCGTGATGCTGCTGCCGGCCAACCGTACCGAGCAGCGCTGGTGGCACGACCTGGTCGAGCGCGAGCGGCGCGAGGGCGGTCTGGACGTCGAGTTCCTGCCCGGTCGCATGCGATTCCTGCGCCCCGGACAAACGGAGATCGGCCCGAACGAGCGGCCACCATTCGGCTGCTGCCTGCTGATTTGGGGCACATGATGGGCGCGGTCGGCGGCGGGATCAATGCCGCGTGCACACACCCGCGCGCGAAGCACCGGCACGGCACCTACGTCTGCGGGAAGCGGGACAGATGCGGCTGCGGCCCGTGCCGGAGCGCCGTCCGCGACCACAACCGGACAGTGACCCGGCGCAACGCGTACGGGCGATCACCCTGGGTCGACGCCGCGCCGGTGCGCGAGCACGTGTCCGAGCTGCTCGGCGCCGGGATGACGATCGCCGAACTGGAGAAGGCCGCGGGCGTGGACCGGTCGATCATCCGTCACCTGCTCGGCGCGTACGGCAAGCCGCCGGCAAAACGCGTCCGCAAGGACAACGCCGAGCGACTGACGGCCGCCCCGGTACGGCGCGGGTTCGTCGGTGAGCGCGGATGGGTGGCCGCCACCGGAACGATGCGCCGCGTTCATGCGCTCAACGCGATCGGCTGGCCCAACCAGGAGCTGTCCCGCCGTCTCGGTTACCCGGTGAGCACCCGCAGCCTGCAATTCGGCAAGCGCGGCGTCGTGCTGGCCGCCACTGCGCAAGCCGTCGACGCGCTCTACCGCGAGCTGCGCGATATTCCCGGCCCGTCGGACCGGGTAAAGGAAACCGCACGCAACCGCGGTTGGCTGAGCCCGGTGTGGTGGGACGACGACACCATCGACGACCCGCAGCACGTCCCGGACGGCCTGCGCGAGTACGTCTACGTGAACCGCCGACTCGTGGTGCTCGACGACTACAGCCTGCCGCGGGGCGCGCGCATCGCCTTGCTGCGCCGCGCAGGCTGGAGCACCGCGGCGATCGCCGAGCGCATCGGCACGCTCTCGCGTTACGTGCTCCGGGACGAACTGGAAGGCCGTGTCGCGCTGCCGAGAATCACCACGCCCGTCGGCGAGAGCGTGGAATCGGTCGAACTCGACGAGATCCTCGTCGCGCGGCTCATGGCTGGCTCGATCCGGATCGACGAACGAGCGACGCTCGAGCTCGTCGAAGCCGTGCGGCGGCTCGCAGCGCAGGGCCTGCCGGACCGGCTGATCGGCGAGCGCGTCGGACGCACAGACCAGGCAGTACAGCACCTGCGCAAGGTGCACGAGATCCCGTCGACCGTGGCGGCCGAATACCGGCCCCTCGGCTTCTCCACGGTGGGCAGCCACCGCCACAAGCACAACCGCACCTCCCGATCGACGTCATCGGCCGTGCGCGCAACCCGATCCGAAGACGTCGCCTCCCACCTCCTGGAGGAAGCCCAGACCGCATGACCGAAGCACCATCCCTCACCGCCGTCTACCGTCACTTCGACGCCACCGGCCGATTGCTCTACGTCGGCAGCACCGGGGATCCGGAGGCGCGGTGGAAGCAGCACCAGCGCCAGTCCGGTTGGGTCATGGCCGGCCTTGTCGACTCGATCACCGTGGAGTGGTGGCCGAGCCGCGCGGAAGCACGCGCTGCTGAACGCGTAGCCATCCGGGCGGAGAACCCGGTCTACAACCGGCTGCGGCCCAAGGTCGGCGGCCCGGCTCCGACGCTCGGTCAGCTATTCCGGCGCGCGAAGCGAGCAGCCCGATGACCGGCCGTCCGTTCGCCGACGCCGTCGCCGAGTACGCCCTGGCCGGCTGGCCGTGCATCCTGCCCGTGCCGCTCAAGAAGGCACCGCCGCCGGAGGGTTTCACCGGTGCCGACGGCCGCGACACGACACCCGAGGACCTGGTCGGCTGGGTCGGCACGCACCCGAGCCACTCGATCGCGCTGCGCATGCCCGAGGACATCATCGGCATCGACGTCGACGCCTACGCCAAGGGCCAGGTAGTCAAGCACGGCGACCGAACGCTGACCGAGCTCGAGCAGCGCCTCGGCGCGCTCCCGGCGACCTGGTCCTCGACGGCACGCGGCGCCGATGCCGCCAGCCGGATCCGGTTCTACCGGGTACCCGCGCGGCGGTACGTCACCAAGTTCCCCGACGTCGAGATCATCCAGCGGCACCACCGCTACGCCGTCGTGTGGCCGTCGCCGCATCCCGACGCCGGCGACATCTACCGCTGGTACGCACCGGACGGCCGGGTTAGCGAGCAGCCGCCCAAGCCGATCGAGCTCCCGCTGCTGCCCGAGGCGTGGGTGGCCGGCCTGTCCGAGGGCGCTACCGACGCCGGCCCGGCCGCCGCGGCCGTCGAGCTCGGCCACGCGCTGCTCGAGCAGCTCGTCACCGACGACCGGCCGGCGTGCGCCGAGATCACCAGCGCCGCGTTGATCGCCGTCGACGAGCTGTCCACGGCGGACGCCGGCTCCCGGCACGACACCGCGATCGCGCGGACCCACCAGCTGGTACAGCTCGCGGCGGCCGGTCACCCGGGCCTGGCGGCGGTGCTGCCGACCCTGACCGCGAAGTGGGCCGAGCTCACCGCCGGCGAGGACCGCGAGGACGAGTGGTCTCGGATGCTGCTCACCTCCGCGCGCAAGGCCGTGACCGCGATCGGGCCGCGCCAGGTGGCTGCTGACCCATGCCTTTTGATCGGTGCGTTCAGCGTGCCGGCGCCCGGCCCCGCGGACGACCGCCGCCCGGAGCCGGACGCGCCCGTCGAGCCGTTGCCGGACGCTGTCGAACCGCCGCGGCGCCTGCATCCGATCGAGGTCATCGGCGCGCACCTGTTCGATCCGATCGCCGATCTCGACCAGCCGCTCGCCGAGGCCGTGCTCGAGCGGACCTGGCCGGCGGTGCGCCATGCCTACGACTCCGGCGCGTGGCTGCTGCGCGGTCCGGACGCCTGGGAGGTCCGGTCGGATCTGGCCGAATGGGCGGTCTCGCTCGTCGCCAACCTCATGCCGCGCGGCAACCCGGACGCCGAGAAGGGCAGCGAGGCGCGCAGCCAGGCCGAGCGCCGGCGCCGGTTCATGTCCGGCGGCCCGAGCGGGGCGATCTCGAAGAAGATCCGCGCCATCGTCACCGGCGGGGTGCACCCGTGCACGCTGAAGATTGCTGACTTGGACCAGGAGCCCTGGCTGCTGTGGGCCGGTGGCGCGGCATGGGACCTGCGCGCCAGCCGCGAGGCGCCGGCGCCGGCCCAGGTCGACCCGGCGACGCCACACCTGCACTCGGCCGGCATGCGCCCGGAACCACGGCCCACGCCGCTGTGGGACGCCTTCACCGCCGCGGTGTGGCCGGACCCGGAGCTGCGGGCCTGGGCGCTGCGTGTGCTGTCGATCGCGTTCACCGGCTACGCCGACAGGGCGATGCCAATCCTGATCGGCGACCAGGGCCGTGGCAAGACCCAGGTGATCGCGCTGCTGATGAGCGTGCTCGGCTCGTACGCGCACGCCGCAGATCCCCGCCTGCTCGGCGGCGCGGACAAGGCACACGCCTCGATCGTGTACGCGTTGATGGGCCGGCGTCTGTCGTTCATCGACGAGGGCCCGCGGGACAGCCGCGCCGGCAAGGAGAGCCTCAAGCAGCTGACCGGCGGCGGCGACCTGACCGGCAACCAGATGAACCGCAACCCGGTGACGTTCACCCCGACGCACACCCTGGTGCTGACCAGCAACGACGAGCCGCACCTCGTCGACCCCGCGGTGCGCAACCGCGTCCGGCTGATTCCGTGCGAAGGCGACCCGGACGACGTGCGCCGCACCCGCGCCGCGATCGGACACACCAGCGCGGCCGCGTGGCGCCTGGAAGCGCCCGGCGTCTTGGCGGCGATGATGCGCGAGGCCGCGCTGTGGGTGGCGGACCCGGACAGCGCGCTGACGGCGGCGGCGCCCGAGGCGTACCGCTACCGCGCAGAGGAGATCGCCGCCGACCAGGACACGCTCAGCAGCTGGCTCGAGGAGGCCGTGACGCCGGACGAGGTCGGCGAGCGCGCCACCGTCCTCTACGCGAACTTCCAGCAACACTGCCTCGACCGGGGCCTGGACCGGCGTACGACGCCCACGATCACCCGCTGGGGGCGGGAGCTGACCCGGCTCGGATTCCCGGCAATGCACACGATGCAGGGCAAACGCCGCGCGCTGCGCATTCGTCCGCTGGGCGGCTGGCCGACCCCGAATCCCATGACGGGTTCGAGCTCAGATGACGGGTTGATGACGGGTTCGCAACCCAACCCGTCATATCAGGAAACGCCGGTAAACGCTGGGCCGCACGCCCCTGCGACAGCAGGTAATGACGGGTTGACGGGTTCGGAGACTTCCCTTACACATGCGCGCGCGCATCACGCGCACACGAACCAAGAGTTCCAAACGGGCCTGAACCCGTCAGACCCGTCATCGCCAGAAGCGAGCCCGCCGAAGCCGCACTCGGCGCAGCTCGCCGACAAGCTGCTGGAAGCCAAGGCCGAGCGTGAACGCCTCGACGCCGAGTACGGCATCCGCTCCCAGCCGCCGGCGCAGGCCAGCAAGCCGAAGCGCACCAAGGTCGACGCCGCCGAGCGGGCCGCGGCGAGGGGCGCCGCCAAGGCCGCCGCCAAGGCCGCCAAGATCGCCGACGCGGCCGGCCCGCTCGTCGAACTGCCCGCCCTGGTCACCCGCGACGGCAGCGTCACCGCAATCACGCTGGGCCAGGCCGAGGAGCTCTACCGGGCGTTCGCGATGGCCGCGGAGCTCACCGTCGACGTCGAGACCACCGGCTACCCGATCGGGCACGCCGACTACGCCCTGCGCACGATCCAGCTCGGCAACGAGCACGCCGCCGTGGTGCTCGACGCCGCCGACCCCGACCACCGCGCGCTCGCCGGCGCCCTGCTGGACCAGGCGCAGAAGCTGCACGCCCACTCGGCGACTGCGGACCTGATCCCGCTCGCCGAGGTCGGCGCTCTGGTCCTCGAGCAGGGCTGGGCCCGGATGCACGACACGGTGATCCCGGCCAAGCTCGCCGATCCCGCGAGCACGGGCAGCGACCCCGGCCTCAAGCAGCTCGCCGGCGCGGTGCTCGGCGACGCCGCGGTATCGCCGGCAGCAGACGCCGCGCGCGCCACGCTGTTCAAGGCCGGCCGCTGGCTGACCGACACGAAGGCGACCACGCCGGTCGAGCGCTCCGGCTGGGCCCAGGTGGACCCGCGCTGCACGACGATGATCCGCTACGCCGCGAGCGACGTCCTCGACGACGCCGCGCTGGCCCGACGACTGCCGCCGGTGGAGCCCGTGCTGCTCGAGCGCGAGCGCCTGGCGCAGCGCATGACTGCTCGCGTCGCGCACCGCGGCCTGCGGCTGGACGGCGAGCACATCGAGCAGCTGCTCGATCGCGAACGCGCCGCCCTGGCCGACGCCGCTGCTCGGTTGACCGGCTTCGGCGTGGGTAACCCCGGCAGCGATCAGCAGGTCGGCGCCGTGGCCGTGCAGCTCGGGGCCCGGTTGCCCACTACGAAGACCGGCCGGGTCAGCGTCGCCGCCGGCGTGCTGGAGCCGTACAAGGGCGTCGACGGCCCGCTCGGCGACTTCGTGCGCGCCCGGCTCGACTACCAGAAGTCCGAGACCGCCCTCGGCCTGATCCTGGAGCCGTACCGGCAGCTGGTCGACCGCGGCGACGGCCGCGCGCGGCCCACGGTCTACACGCTCGGCGCCGACACGGGCCGCATGAGCTGCCTGCAAAGCGACGCCTTGATCGAGATGCCGCGCGACCTCGCGAAGTACCCGGACGGCGTTCCGATCACCGAGGTCAAGCCCGGCGACTGGGTCTACGCGTTCGACCACCACCGCGAACTCGTACTGCGGCGCGTGAAGTGGTGCGCGCAAACCGGCGTCCGGCAGACGTACACGATCACGGCCGAGAACAGCGCCGGCCATCGGCTCACCCTTCGCGCGACACCCGAGCACCTGATCCGGCTGCGCAACGGCGACTGGCGCGCGACCGAGAACCTGATGCACGCCGCAGGACGACCTCACCGCGAGGACGGACCGCGGCTGATGACGATGGTCCGCCGGACGGTCGACGACGGCTACGTGAAGTTCTTCCCCCACTCGATCGCGCGCAAGAGTGCAGGCACGACCGGCGGCGGTAAGAACCGTGAACATCGCTGGGTGCTCGAACAGATCACGGGCCGCAAGATCAGCACCAAGGTGGACGTCAACCACATCGACGGCAACCGGGCCAACAACCACCCGAGCAACCTCCAAGAGCTCCCGATGCACGAGCACCGTGGCAACCGCGATCTCGCGTGGGGCGTCGAGCAGGCCGAGCTGCAGCTGCCGACCGGACCGAACGACTACCGGGTTGTTTCCGTGACGGCCGCCCTGGTTGAGCCCGTGTGGGACATGGAGGTCGAGGAGGTCCACAACTTCATCGCCAACGGGATCTGCGTGCACAACTGCGTCCGGCCGAACCTCCAGCAGGTGCCGCGTGAGGGCGGCTACCGCGCGTGCATCACCGCCGACCCCGGCCAGCTGCTGGTCTCGGCCGACTTCGCCGGTGTGGAACTGCGCGTGGCCGCCGCGCTGTCCGGCGACGCCAACCTGCGCCGGCTGATCGCCGAGGAGGACGCCGGCCAGGGCGACGGCGTGCACTGGGCGATCGCCCGCCTGGCGTTCGGCCCCGGCGCGACCAAGGCCGACCGCTACGCCGTCAAGCGCGGCGTCTTCGGGCGGATCTACGGCGGCGGGATCCCGGCGATCGCGCGCGGCGTCGGTGTCAGCGAGACTGTCGCCGCCGCGATCATCGACGCGCTCGACGCGATGCTGCCCGAGCTGTCCGCCTGGTCACAGCGCGTCCGCGAGTCCGTCAAGGCGGGGCAGACGCAGTTCCCGACGTACTCCGGCCGGATCGTGCACCTGCCCGCGGCGTTCCCGCACAAGGCCCCGAACTACTGCATCCAGGGTACGGCACGAGAGGCGTTAGTTGATACGCTTGTGAAATGGCGCGAGACGAAGTGGGGCCAAGCGACGTTGCTGCCGGTACACGACGAGCTGGTGGTCGCAGTTCCGGAGGACGAGGCCGAGCAAGCAACGCAGGCGCTCGTGGAGTGCATGACGAACGAGATCAACGGCGTGCGGATCAAGGCCGAACCGAGCCGACCGGCGTTCGCGTGGCAGGACGCGGTGTAGCGGCATGCAGCGAACAGGGATGCGCGCACCGTGCCCACAGTCGCGGGCTCTGCAACACGCACTACAGCCGACACCGCAAGGCGGGAACGCTCGGCCAGTTCCCGAACGCGAACGAGGCCGCGAAGGCCGCGCCAACCCGACAACGGCCGAAGCCGGCCAAGCGCCGGTTGTGGTCGGCCGCCGAGTGCTTGGAGGACGGCTGCGACGCGCCACCCATCGCGCGAAACCTCTGCGGGAAGCACTACCAGCGGCGCTCGATCGAAGGCACGTTGCCACCGAAGATCCGCGTGAGCTACGCGGGCCGCGTCCCGTGCACGGTGCGGGACTGCGCCAGTCACGCCGTGGCGCGCACGTACTGCGGGCGGCACGCACGCCTGGCGAACCGTTACGGGTTGAGCGCCGAGCAGATGGCGACGCTCCCGCGCTACTGCGAGGCGTGCGGTTCGGGCGAGCGGCTGCACGTGGATCACGACCACAAGACCGGCGTGTACCGGGGCGTGCTGTGCGCGAGCTGCAACACCGCGCTCGGCCTGCTCGGCGAGGACGTCGATCGCTTTCTGAACTTGGGCCGGTACCTGACGCGCACTCGGTAGGCGTGTGGTTGGGGCCGGCACCCGTCCAGGTTGTCGACCACCCGCGACCCATCGAGAGCACCGAGGAGTCCCACGCGTGACCCACATCGCCTGCGTCGTCTGCCAGGCCGATACCGATGCCGCGTTGTGCCGGCGCTGCACGGACGAGATCGAGAGCGCGCTCGCGGAGCTCCCGGCTGACCTCGCCGACCTCCAAGCCGTCGCCACCGGCCAAGCCGCCGGCCCGATCGGACTCGGCGACCCGGCACGGCAATGGGACGGCCCGCGCAGCGACGGCGCGCTCGGCGATGCACGATGGGTGTTCGCGCCCGGTGCCGCCGACCAGCTCTGGGCGATCGGCAACACGCTCTCGACCTGGATCCGGCACCTGTGCGAGCAGCGCGGCCTCACACCGCCGGCCGCGACACGGGGCGCGTACACGACCCACTCGGCTCTGGTGATCCGCGACAACCGCCCGGTCGAGGTACGCCGCTGGCGGGTGTTCCACCCAGCACCGGACCAGCCGGTCACGACCATCATCGGCTGGCTGCTGACCAACCTCGACGCGATCCGCCTCGACGAAGCCGCGGCGCAGATCCACGACGAGCTGACGGCGCTGCCGATCGAGAACCGCCGCTGGATCATGTTGCCGCCGCCCGAGGAAGAGTTCCACGGACTCTGCGACGCCGCCGACGTGGCTGCCACGCTCGACGACGGCCGCGTGTCGCTCTCAGTCGGCCGCTGCGGCACGCGGCTCTGGTCTCGCGAAGGCGCGCAGCGCATCGATTGCCCGGTCTGCGGCGCCAGCTATAGCCGCGCCGAACGGCAGACGTCGATGCTTGCCGAGCTGGTCGACACGCTCGGAACGGTCCGCCAGGTCGCGTCGACGCTGACCACTCTCGGCCGGTCGGTGACCGTTAAGCAGATCGACCATTGGGTGCGGCGTGGCATGGTCGCGAACCGTGGCGGCGTTCCCAAGCTGGTGCGAGTCGGAGACGTCCTGGCGCAGCGCGCCGCGCTTCTGGAGCGGGCCGCGGCACGCCGGAAACGAACGGTCGCTTGACATGGTCGCGAACTTTGGGGATGGTTTCGGCAAGCGCAGCTGTGCCCTGAGTCGGAATCGACCAGGGCATTTCGCATGTCTGGGGGCGTGATGCACGATCGCATGCCCTGCAGCCGGGGCCGCGCCGACCACCTCACCCGGCATGGCCACCCGGCTTGCTCCGGTCACAAGTCGGACAAGCGTGGGGGCGCTTGCTGTAGGAACGCGCCGGCACCGGGTCTCGCGGTATGTCGCTACCACGGAGCCGCTGCGGCCCACGCCAAGGCCGCCGGCCAGCGCCGCGCGGCCGAGGCTGCGGCCGAGAAGATCATGCGGCGCTTCGGCGGCCCGATCGACACCACGCCGACCGAGGCGCTGCTGGACACGGTGAAGTGGACCGCCGGTTACGTCGGATGGCTGCGCGAGCAGGTTGCCGGTAAGCCCGACGAGGACGGCACCGCGCCGCGGGACGACGAGCTCGTGTGGGGCAAGACGCGCGAGAAGTCCGGCGGCGAGGACTGGGGTTCGACCTTCGAGGCCAAACCCAGCGTGTGGCTGCAGCTGCTCGGCGAATGGTCCGACCGGCTGGTCAAGGTCTGCGACACCGCGATCCGCGCCGGCATCGAGGAGCGCCGCGTCCGCATCGCCGAGCAGCAGGGAGCGCTGGTCGCCGACGTCATCCGCAAGGTGCTCGACGACCTGGAGCTGACGCCCGAACAGGCCGCGCGCGCGGGTGAAGTCGTACCGCGGCGACTGCGCCTGCTCGCCGGAGGCGCGGCTGCCTGACCGCTCATAGGTGCCGCCGGCCGGGCTAGCCCCCAACCGAGTTCGGAAGGCACCGTGAGCGACTTCGACTGGGCCGAGTACGCGGCGCGCGAGTGGGAACGCGGCGCCGCGCTGTTGCGTGGCCAGCGACGCTGGGCGACGCCGGGTCAGATGGCCCGCGCGATCGACGTCGGCACCAAGCAGACGCCCGCGCTCGACTTGATCGACGCCGCGCTGGTCAAGGTCGCCGACGGCGACGTCGACAAGCAGATGATCTTCTGCCCGCCGCAGATCGGGAAGTCCGAGCGCGCCGTGCGTCGGTTCGTCGAGTGGCTTCTCGACCTGGACCCGACGCTGCGGATCGTGGTCGCGTCGTTCGACTTCGACACCGCTCGCCGCTGGGGCCGCGCGATCAAGCAGGACGTCGAGATCGCGCCCGAGCTCGGCATCACGTTGCGCCAGGACTCCAAGGCCGCCGGCCAATGGCAGACGGCCGAGGGCGGCGGCCTGTACTGCGTCGGCATCCGCGGCGCACTGTCAGGCCGCCCCGTCGACATCCTGATCATCGACGACCCGGTGAAGGACCGTGCCACCGCCGAATCCGCCGTACACCGCGAGGCGGCCTGGGACTGGTGGGAGAACGTCGCCAAGGTCCGCGCGATGCGCACCATCGTGATCCAGACCCGTTGGCACACGGACGATCTGTCGGGACGGCTGCTCGAGCGCGAGCCGGGCGAGTGGACGGTGTTGTCGATTCCGGCGATCTGCGAGGACCCGGCGACGGACCCGCTCGGGCGTGAGCTCGGCGAGGAGATGGAACCGGCGCGCGAGCGGCCGGACGGTTACTACTCGGCGCTGCGGAAGACCACGTCGCCGTACGTGTGGGCGTCGCTGTACCAGCAGCACCCCACCGCGGCCGAGGGCGGGATCTTCAAGCGCGGCGACTGGCGCTACTGGGAACACGCCGGCGAGGCCGGCCAGCAACGGCTGCGCCTGGACGCCACGACGTTCGACCTTGCCGACTGCGCCAGGTTCATCACCATCGACCTGGCCACCTCGACGAAGACCTCGGCGGATTACACGGTTGCCGCGGCGTGGGCGATCACCGTCAACGGGGACCTGGTGCTGCTGGACCGGCGCCGCGACCGGGTCCCGGAGATCGATCACGCCGCGTTCCTCGCTCCGCTGCGGCAACGCTGGCTCGGCCCCTACGACGTCACCCACATCGAGTCGCGCATGTTCGGCACGACGCTGGTGTACGCGCTCGGCCGCGCCGGCGTCCCGGTCGCCGAACTCGAGGCGGACGCCGACAAGCTGACCCGCGCGTTGCCCTACGCGGGCCTGGTGCGCCAGCACCGTGTGTGGCTGCCGAAGGACGCACCGTGGCTGGACGAGTGGCTTGACGAACACAGCGATTTTCCCGCTGTGGCCCACGACGATCAATGCGATGTGGGGGCTTATGCGGCGCGCGTGGCGATCGCGCACTGGCTCCCGATGGAGTCGAACGCGGACCGGATCGCGCGTGAATCGTCGGCGTCAGTGGATCCGGACTACGTCGACCTGATGACCGCAGATTTCTGACCCGAAGGAGGCTCGCATGTCTACACCGTTGAGCCTCGCCGGCTGGATCGACGATGGCGCGTTCACGCTTGACGGTTTCGCGACCGCGGTCGACTACATCCTGGAGTCGGTGCCCGAGCTACAGCACCCGCTCTCGGTGCGCACCTACGCGAAGATGCGCCACGAACCGCAACTCACCGCGATCCTGCGTGTCTACCAGCTGGCGCTGCAGCGGGCCACGTGGAGCGTCGACGGCACCGGCTGCCGCGACGAGGTGACGCAGCAGATCGCCGACGACTTCGGCCTGCCGATCAAGACCGCGACCGACGAGACCCAGACCGGGGCGCGTCGCCGGGCGTTCACCTGGGCCAACCACCTCGCCACCGTGACCCGGCTGTCGCTGGCGTTCGGTCACGCGGCATTCGCTCAGCAATGGGAGCCGGCCGGTGGCCGGTACCGGCTGCTGCAGGTGCAGGAGCGCATGCCGCAGACGATCGAGGCGCTCAAACTCAACCCGGACGGCACGCTGGCCGCCGCGGTGCAGAACGTCGTGCAGACAGGCGCCGACACCCCGACCATCAGGACCGCGAATCACCAGCTGGTCTGGTACGACCGGGAGCGTGACGGCACGAACTATTTCGGCACGTCGCTGCTGCGCCCGTCGTACGCGCTCTGGCTGATCAAGACCCAAGTGCTGCGCGTCTGGGCGACCAGCAACCGCCGCAACGGGATGGGTGTCTGGCAGGTCGAGGCGCCGTCCGGCGCGACGCCGCAGCAGGTCGCCGAGGCGCAGCGGATCGCCTCCACCACGAAGGCGGGCGAGGCCGCCGGGCTCGGGCTGCCGAACGGCTTCACTGCTCGCCTGGTGGGCCTGTCGGGCACGCTGCCGGACCACAAGGAGCTGACCGACTACCTCGACCGGCTCATGACCCGCTCGACGCTCACGTCGATCCTCGACATGGCAACCGCCGAGCGCGGGAACCGGTCGCTCGGCGAGACGGTCATGGATCTGATGGTGTACGCGCAGCAGGCCGAGGCGCAGCGCATCGCCGACACCGCGACGGCGCAGATCGTCGTTCCGCTGGTGGACGCCAACTGGGGCGAGGACGAGCCGGCTCCGCGCATCTCAGTCGAGGACGTTGGCGCGGACGTGCAACTCACCTCACAGGACATCAACTGGCTGCTCCAGTGGGGCGGCCTACACCCGGACAAGCCGGCGCGCGACTGGATACGCCACCGGTCCGGCATTCCAGCCGAGGACCCGAACGACCCGGTCAACCAGGCGCCGACGCCGAACAACAACGAGCCACAGGCAGGGCACTAATGGCGCTCAACGTGACCGATCGTCACCCGTCCACGCAGCACTTCGCGCCGTTCTTCGCGTCCGCGCACATCGCCGAGGGTGACCTGGCCAAGGTCGCTGACGAGTGTGCCGCGTTCGCGCAGAAGATGATCGACACACTGCCGGATGGCCCGGAGCTGTCCGCAGGTCTGCGCAAGCTGCTGGAAGCCAAGGACTGTCTCGTGCGGGCCGCGCTGCTCGATCTCGACCACCGGGTCGCGCCCAACATTCCCGGCAAGACCGATGCCTGATCGCGCGCCGCAGTACCGCTTCCGCGGCAACGTGCGTCCGTGCGCGGAGGTCGCGCGGCCGACTGTCGCGCGCCGCAACGTTGCTAGCGAGAGCGGCGAGAGTTCGCCGAGCTCGGCGACGTTGGACATATTCGACGTCGTAGACAGCTTCGGCGGATGGTGGGGAATCTCCGCCCGCGACGTCGATGCCGCGCTGGCCCAAGTCGGCGACGTCGACACGCTGTACGTGCGCGTCAACTCGCCCGGCGGCGAGGCAACCGAGGGTGTTGCGATCGCGAACCTGCTGCGCGCTCACTCGGCGAACGTGCACGTCACTGTGTACGGCCTCGCCGCGTCGGCCGCGTCGTACATCTCGACCGCAGGTGACACGGTGAGCATGGCGCCCGGCTCGATGATGATGATCCACGAGGCGTGGTCGCTGGCGATCGGCTCCGCCGAGGACATGCTCGCCGAGGCCCGCGCACTGGACGCACTCGGCGACTCGATCGCGAGCCTGTACGCGCTGAAGGCCGGGGGCGCCGCCGATGACTGGCGCGCGCTCATGCGCGAGGAGACCTGGTACACCGCTGACGCCGCCGTCGAGGCCGGCCTGGCCGACCGGACCGGTATCGAGCCGGCGCCCGCACCGGAGACCGCGTCCGACGCGGCCGGCGAGGCCGAGGCGCAGGAGACGCTCGCGGGCGCCGCGGCCCGTTTCGACCTGTCCATGTTCGCCCGCGTGCCTGAGCAGCTCGCGGCCCGCGCGCAGTCCGCGCGCACACCACAGACCCCGGCCGAACCGCCGGAGACCCACAACACCGAGGAGGCGGACAGCATGTCCGACACCCTGATCCAGGGGCTGCGCGAGCGGTTCGGCCTGGCCGAGGACGCCGACGAGGCAGCCATCACGGCCAAGCTCGACGAACTCGAAGAGCAGGCCACCAAGCCGCCCGAGGCCGCAGCCACCAAGCCGACCGCCGCGACACCGCCGGAGGGCTTCACGCTCATGCGCGACGACGCCCTCGACGAACTGCGCACCGCGGCCCGCGCCGGCGCCGAGGCCCGCGCCGTGCAACTGCGGCAGGACCGCGACGAGACGATCCAGGCCGCCGTCGCCAGCGGTCGTATCGCCCCAGCCCGTGCCGATCACTGGCGCGGCGCCTGGGACGCCGACCCGGAGGGCACCCGCACCGCGCTGGCGTCGCTCGAGCAGATCTACCCGACCACGGCCGCGCCCGGCTACGCGTCCTCGGACGAAGGTGTCGAGCACGCGCCGTTCACCGACGCCGAGGCCGGCGCGTTCGCCTCGCTGCTCGGCACCACGAAGGAGGCGTTGACTCGATGAGCGAGTACCTGCCCAAGTTCTTCCCCGGCGACACGGTGACGATCGCCGCCTCCGCGACGATCACCGGCGGACAACTGGTCACCTGGACCGGCGCCGTCGCCGGTGACAACGCGACCGGAGTCGCCGGCGTCGCCGGTCACGACGCCGCGTCCGGCGACAGCCTAACCGTCTACCGGATCGGCGTGCACACGCTGACCGCAGACGGTGCGATCACCAAGGGCGACCCGATCTGCTCGGCCGCCTCGGGCGCTGCCCGCAAGTGGGTGGACGGCATCGACAAGACCGCCGCCCACATCGGCACCGCAACAGCCACCGCCGCAGACGCGGCGCCCGTCAACGTGGCCGTGCACGGCTGCTGAGCGAGGAGACCCCATGACGAACACGTACGACTTCCCCGCTCCGACCGTCGACGGCCAGTCGATTACCGTCGAATGGCTGGCCAACAGCCCGATGCGGATCTACCGGGCACTCAACACGCTGGTCCAGCAGCGGCTCATCGGCGACAGGGTGCTCACCGGTCGCCGCGACCTGACCGGCTCCGGCGCCGCGATCTACGAGACCGGCGAAGACATCATGGTCGCGGACGACCCGGAGACCGTCGACCAGCTGACCGAGTACCCGCTGGTCAACGCCGGCGTCTCGACCCTGGCCATGCTCAAGCTGGCCAAGAAGGGCCTGAAGACGCTGATCAGCGACGAGCAGATCGCGCACAACGAGATCGACGTCGTGATGCGCAAGCTGCGCAAGATCGCGAACCGGCTGGTGTTCTACACCGACGGTGCCACCCTGTCCGCGGTCGCTTCGGCGGTCACGCAGACCCAGGCCGCCGGCTCGGTGTGGACGGGCAGCACGGCGAACCCGTTCGTGGACATCGGCCTGGCCGGCGCGCAGATCGACGAGCAGAACAAGGGCTACAACGCCAATTTCGTGGCGCTCACCCCGACGCTGTTCGTGTACGCGATCAGCCGGGCCGCGGTGCTGGACTACATGCCGCGCGAGGACGCGAACAACATCATCGCGACCGGCAACATGGCGCAGATCGCGGGCGTCACCTACCTCAAGACCACGAACATGCCCTCGGGTGTGCAGGGCCTGGTCGGTGACTCCAACATGCTCGGGTCGCAGGCGTTCGAGCGGCTCGGCGGCGGCTACCAGGGGCAGGCCGGCGGTGTGGAGTCAAAGCGGTACCGCAAGGAGGACATCGACGGCGTCACCGTGCAGGCCCGCATCGTCAAGAAGCCGATGGTGCAGGAGCCGGACGCGGCGGTCAAGCTGACCGGGTTGACGGCGTGACGGCCTACCGCGGCGTCGCGCCGCTGACCCTGGTCCGCACCCTCGGCGAGAACGGCACGGCTACTCTCGTCTATGTCGACGCGGGTCGGCCGGTGCCGGCGTCGGCCGATCCGGAGGACGTGAAGCGCCTGGTCGCCGAGGGGTTCCTCGAGGCGGTCAAACCCGAGCCGGCGGCCACCGGTGATGCCGGCAAGGGCGGCGCGCCGGCCAAGTCAGCGTCCAAGGCGGACTGGAAGGCCTACGCGATCGCGCAGGGCGTGTCCGAGGAGGACGCCGAGAAGGCCACGCGTGACGAGCTGGCCGCGCTGTACCTCCAGGCCGACTGATGCGCCTGCACGACGCGCGGACGAACCGCACGGTGGACGTGCCGGACACCAATCTCCAGCTGCAGCGGTACTACCGCGGCGAGGGCTGGACCGAGGTGTCCGACACGCCACCGGCGGCGTCTGCGCCGAAGGCCGACTGGGTGCAGTTCGCCGAGGAACACGGCGACCAGCACGCGGCCGACAAGACGAAGGCCGAGCTGGAGGCCGAGTTCAAGAGCCAGCCGGAGGATGACTCGGACTCCGGGTCGGACTCCGACGGCACCAGTCTCGACCTCGACTGACGTTCGGGGTTCGGCGTCAAACCGGCGCCGGGCAAACGGCATGCACTGCGGCTCGCCGTATGGCCGCTTGGGGGCGTTCACCGCCCGGTCCTTTCCGCCCCTGTAGCAGCGCGTCCAGCGCCGAGCCCCGAACACCAGCGAGGAGGCCACCGTGGGGGATCTGACCATCTACGCCACCACGGCCGACCTCACCACATCTGACCCACAGTGGGTGGCCACACTCCCGGACAACGCCGACACGCTGCTTCGGTCGGCATCGCTACTCGTTTCCCGCGCCTGCGTGCGCAATCCGTACGGTGATGACCCGACGGGTGGCACCGCGGACGCGCTGCGCGACGCCACGTGCGCGCAGGTGGCGACCTGGGTGGCGCTCGGCATCAACCCGGCAGCACTGGGAACAGACACTGCCCCGGTTAAGACGGCACAGCTCGGCACGGCCCTGATCACCCGTGACACCAGCGCGGAAACCGCGACCGTGCAGGCAGCGATCGACGACCTGGCACCGGAGCCGCGCGCGATCTTGACTGCGGCCGGTTTGCTGTGGGCGCCGGTCCCCGTCGGCCCGAGCGACGACTACCTGCCCAGCTGGGGCCTGGAGACGTTGCGCGAGCCGGTGCGATGGCCGTTCGTATGACCCGCGATCAGCTCGCGTCGTTCTGGGTGCACGAGGTCCAGGTCGCGCGCTTGCTCGGCAACGGCGCGTACGGCCCGACGTACGAGAACCCCTCGGAGACGATCACAGCGTTCGTCGATACCCCGGACCGCCAGAACGCCGGCTCGCGATTGGTCACCAACGCCGAAGGGCAGCAGGTCGTCAGCAGCGTGCGTATCTATGCGCCGTCGAGCGTCGCCGACGTCCCGCCCGGATCCGTCATCACGCTGCCGGTGCAATTTGGCGGCCGTCAGGCCACGGTGATCGCGTTCGCGCGCCGGGAACTGCCCGGTACCGACGGTGTGCCCGCCCACATCGAACTGGACTTGCAGTAGGAGATCGAATGGCTGACACCTCGATCGACCAGACGACGCGGATCATCGTCGGTGCCACGCGACTGCACGACGCCCTGTTCCGCGAGCCGGAAACCCTGCACGGCCTTCCCGACTCGGTTCGGCTCGCGTGGGGAGAACTGCAGCGTGCGCTCGGGATCACCGGTCTAGATCGCGACTAACCGTGATCACCTTCGAGTACACGCCGCCGGTCATCAACGCTGCAGTCAAGCTGGAGGCCGTCAAGGACGCTTCCGCGCACGCCGGCGCGGAGACGCTGCTCGAGGCATCGCAGCCGTTGGTCCCCGTCGACCTCGGCACATTGAAGCGCTCCGGAAAGACCACGCCGGACGGCCCCGGCGTTGTCGCGGTCAGCTACTCGGCGATCTCCGAGGACGGCTTCGACTACTCGATCAAGCAGCACGAGGACTACACGCTGCGCCACCCGAACGGCGGCGAAGCTGGTTACCTCGGGCGACCGATGTTCACCCACGGTCTGGAGATTCTCGCCGCGATGGCCGAGGTTGCGCGCGCCGGGATGCGGCTGTGACCAGCGCCTTCCTGAATTGCCTGTGCGCCGGGCTGGCCGAGTACCTGGTCGCTGCGGACATCGGGCTCGCCTACTCCGAGGACGGCATCTACACGGCGCAACAGAGCGGTATCACGGTTATGGCCGTGCCGCCTGCTCCGAGTCGGCTGGTGGCGCTCACGCCGTATCCGCTCGGCGACGACCCGACCCTGTCCGACTCGATCATCGGCCTGCAGATCCGAACCCGATCCGCCGGCGTCGACCCGCGCGACGTGCTCGAACTCGACGACGCGATCGCCGACCAGCTGCTCGGCAACTTCCCGCTCCAGCTCGCCAACGGAGTGCAGATCACCAGCCTCGTCCGGACGTCCGCAGTGTCGCTCGGACAGGACGACGCCACGCCGCCGCGGTGGGGCTGGTCGTCGAACTACCGACTCACCGTTTACCGACCCGGCCCACACCGGCTCTAGGAGGAAAACAATGTCAGCTCCCACGCTGCCGGTTCTCGGCACGACGCGTCTCATGCGAGATGTGTGCTTCGAGTTCAAGATCAACGGCGCGTACACCATGGTCGGCGGTGTCACGAACAGCCAGTTCCAGCCCGGCACCGGCACCTGGAACGACAGCACCGACCAGGCCGGCCAGGGCGGTACGTCGCAGAACAAGACGGCGTACACCCACACCGGCAACCTGACGTTCCTGCGCAAGACGCTGACCGACGATCCGACCTCGTACGACGTCGGCCAGGAGTTCCTGCGCACCCACGGGCTTGCACTCGGCGACGACAACACCATCGAGTTCCGGGCCTTCGAGTACGACTTCAACGACCCGGACGGCACGAAGAGCCCCCGCATCGAGGCGTATCACGGCTTCGCCGGCGTCGAGTACGTGCCGCAGTCCGGCGACATGAACGCCAACCGCGAGGTCCAGGTCACCCTCAACGGCCAGGGCAAGCTCGACACGATCACGCACCCGTACCCTGCAACCGCGGCTGTGCCGACCGTGACGGCGATCGAGCCAGACACGCTGGCCACCGCGGGCGGCACCCTCGCCCGCATTACCGGCAACCGGTTCACCGGCACGACGGGAGTTACGGTCGGCGGCACCGCGGTCACCGCGTTCGACGTCATCAGCGACACGACCATCGAGGTCGAGGCGGCGGCGCACACGGCCGGAACCAACCTGCCGGTCGTCGTCACCAACGCCACCGGCGCCTCGACCGGCGGCCCGACGGTCGACTACGCCTGATGCCGTCGCTCGACCTGCAGACGTTCCTGGAGGACGACCAGCTCGTCCTCCAGGGCGTCTGCTCCGACAAGCACCCGAACGGCAAGGCATACACGATCGCCTCACCCTCGGCGAAGACCGTGCTTCACCTCAAGCGGGTCATGCAGCTGTGGCGCGAGCGTGCCGAGGCCGAAGCTGCGAACGAGGCGGTGACCCAGGCGGCGCAGGAGGATCCCGACGCGCAGGTCGAGCTGGTCGAGGTGCCGGAGTTCGGCGAGGACGACGTGGAGGCGCTGACCGCGCTCACCACGGACGAGAACGGCCAGCCCGTCGACATCGTCCAGCGCATCATGGGCCCGACGTACCAGCAGATGATCGACGACGGCGTCTCCGGCGATCGCATGACGAAGATCAGCAACGTCGTCATGACGTACTACGGCCGCAACTCCCAGCTGGCACGCAAGCTCGTGGAGGCCGCGGGGGAATCCGCAGCCCGGCCGAACAGGACGACGCGGCGCGCCGCCGGGCAGCGGGCTGGGTCGAAATCGAGCCGGGCGTCTGGGGCCACCAAGGCCCGAACCCGAAGCCAGGGCTCTACGTCCGCATCGACGACACCCGAGGCAGAGCCGCAGAACAAGGCCGGCTGAGCTGGGACGACCTGCTCGAGGCGTGGGCACTGATCGAACAGGACCTGCAGGACGCCGGCGTCGACGTCGGCGACGAACAGCTGATGGCCCGTCGTTCGTGGCGTTGGCTGCGCGTCCGCGTCGAGGGCCTGCTGACGCGGCCGCCGCTCGGGTTCTTCGAGGAGCCGGTCGACGCCAAGCACATCCGCCGTCATCCGATCTGGCCGAACCGGCTGCAGCGGCACTTCTACGGCCCCGCGTGGGGCGACAAGTCGGCATGACCGAGGGAGGTCCAACATGACGACGTTGGACCTGGGCGGTGTCGTAGGGCGCGTTGCGCTCGACGACACCGCCTTTCAGCGCGTCTGGACCAAGGTCATGGGGCAGATGCGCCAGTTCGGCGCCGAAGCCACCAAGGCCGCCGGCGGAACCGCGCAGCTCGACGAGGCGATGGCGGCCACCGGCAAGTCCGGCACGACCGCCGCTGCAGGTCTGGACCGCGCCACCGCAGCGTCTACGCGGTCCACCGCGGCCCAGCGGAAGGCCGCCGCCACCGCCAAGGGGCTCGCCGATGCGCAGGCCCGCCTCGGGGAGCTCACAGCCTCGATGGCGGCGGCGTCGACCAAGGAGCAGCAGGCGCTGCTGCGCCAGGCCGCCGCCCAGGAGCGCGCGTCACTGGCCGCGGGCCAGGGCAGTGCCCAGTACGCGCGCCTTGCGTCTGCGCAGGCAAGCGTCATCGCCGCCAACCGCGCGGTGATCAAATCTCAGGGCGATGCCGGCGCGGCGATGATCGCGACCGGCAAAAAGGCCAACAAGTACCTCACCCTGCCGCTGGTCGCCGCCGCGGCGGTCTCCGTCCACGAGGCCGCCCAGTTCCAGAAGTCGATGAACACCATCGCGGTGGCCACCGACCAGACGGCCGCGTCCACCGCCACTGGCAGCAAAGGCCTGCAGCGGATCGCGATCGAGACCGGCCAGTCCCTCGACCAGCTGACCGACGCGCTCTATACGGCTGAGAAGAGTGGCGAGCCGGTCGGCAAGGCGCTCGGCATCGTGGAGGCCAGCGCCAAGGGCGCCGCCGCGGAGGGCGCCGATCTGGGCGTCGCTACGCAGGCGTTGACGTCGATCATGGCCTCGTACGGCAAGAGCCTGGACAACCCGGTGAAGGCCGAGAACGCGCTGATCCGCGGCGCAGGCCTGGCGAAGACCACCTACCAGGACTTCGCGAACTCGCTGGCCAACGTGGTCCCGCTGGCCTCCAGCCTCGGTATCAGCTTCGCCGAGGTCGCCGGCGCCGAAGACACCATGACCCAGCACGGCGAGACGGCGCAGCGCGCGAGCGAGAACCTCGCCAACCTGATCACCAACCTGGCCGGTCAGAACAACGTCGCGTCCGCGTCGCTGCAGCAGCTCGGCGTGGACACGATCGACCTGTCCAAGAACCTCGGCAAGCGCGGCCTGACCGGCTCGCTGGATCTAGTGCTGGAGGCGATCAACAAGCACGGCAAGGACGGCGAGATCGTTACGTCGGCGTTCAAGCAGGCCGCGGTCGCCACCGCGTCACTGGACACCGAGGTCTCGAAGCTTCCGAAGTCGATGCAGGCCAACGCTAAGGCCTTCGTCGACGGGACGATGAGCTACAAGGACTTCTACTCGTACGCCAAGTCGCTCGGTGGCCAGCAGTACGCGATGGCCAAGGACCTGATCACCACCCAGCGGGCCGCCCAGGGCTTCAACAAGCAGCTGACCTCGGGCAACTTGAACGTCAAGACCCTGGCGTCGACGCTGCAGAAGTCGCTCGGCGGCGTCACGGGCATGCGCACCGCACTGATGCTGTCCGGCAGCTCGGCGAAGACGTTCAAGGGCGACGTCGACGCGATCGCCAAGGCCGCCCAGGGCGCGGACGGGGACATCCTCGGCTGGGCGCAGACCCAGGACACGCTCGACAACAAGATGAAGCGGGCCAAGGAATCGCTCCAGGTGCTCGCCGTCGAGATCGGCGACGAGGTGATGCCCGCGGTCGAGTCAGGCGCCCGCGGCCTCGGTAGCTTCGTCAGCGGGATCGACCACCTGTCGCACACCGACAAGGAGCTCCTGGGCTGGTCGGCCGTTACGCTCGCGGCGATCGGCCCGATCATGTCCATCGGCGGCCGGCTGAGCCGCGCGAGCGCCGGCCTGGCCACGTTCGCCGGCGCGTCGACCGAGACCGCCGCTACCGTAGCCCGGAACACGCAGCGGATCGGCGCCGCGCTGGCCGGTATCGGGCTCGTGTACGGCAGCACGCAAACCGGCGGCACCGCGGGCCACCTGATGGGCGTCTTCGGAGGCGCCGCGACCGGCGCGGCGATCGGGTCGTTCTTCTCGCCGATCGGCACCGCGGTTGGCGCCGTGGCCGGCGCCGTGGCCGGGCTCGGGCTGTCCTTCCTGCACTCCGGCGACGACGCCCAGGCAGCTGCGGACAAGCAGGCCGAGGCTGCCCAGCGGGCCAAGCAGGCCGTCGCCGAACAGCGGCAGGCCGTCGACAACCTGACCGCGGCGATCCAGGCCGACAGCGACGCCATCGGGCGGAACACGCGGCTCCAGGTGGAGAACGACCTGGAGAAGTCCGGCGCGTTCAAGCTGGCCGGCCAGCTCGGGATCTCGACCAAGACGCTGACCGACGCCGTGCTCGGCCGCGCGAAGGCGCAGCGCCAGCTGGCCGCCGACACTGCCAAGATCGCGACCAGCCCGGGGCTCCTCGGTACCGGCGACAGCGCTGCGCTCGACAAGCTCAACACGCTGCTGTCCAAGGAGGGCATCAACCTCCACAAGGCGGCGCTGACCGCCGACGAATACGCCGAGGCGAACGGCAAGCTGAAGCTCGCGACTCGCACGGTTGCCGCGCAGTTCGCCCTCTACGGATCGAGCCTCGACGCCGCGACGCAGGTGGGTCAGGCGAACCTGCGGTTTATCGACGCACACATCGCGCGGTTGATGAGCGAGCGGTCCGCCGGCAAGCTGACCGCGACCGGCTTCGACCAGCAGGTGTCCGCGCTGCGCAAGCAGATGACCGCGTATGGCTACAGCACGGTGCAGGTCGACGCGTTCACCCGCGCGCTGCGCAACGTCCCGAAGCGGGTGCTCACCCGGATCGAGAAGAACGGCGTCACGCCAGCCGAGATCCAGGCGCTGATCAACAAGTACGGCGATCTGCCCAAGAGCAAGCAGACCGACGTCGGCATGAAGGACCGGGCAACGCCGGCGCTGACCGATCTCGGCTCCCTGCTGCACCAGGTCACCGGCCAGCCGTACACCGCCAGGGTCGACGCGGACACCAGCGCGGCGCGCGCGGGTATCGAGGGCCTGATCTCGTGGGCGGACTCGCAGCTGTCGGCCCTGAGCGGCAAGGCGCCTAGTGTCGGCAGCGGAGCCGGAATCGGTTCGCTGCTGGATCCGCGCGGTAAGGCGAAGCCGAAGAAGCACGCCGACGGCGGCCCGATCACAGGCCCCGGCACGGGCACCTCGGACAGCATCCCGGCGCGGCTGTCGAACGGCGAGTACGTGATCAACGCGCGGCAGGCCGGCAAACACCGCGCTCTGCTGGACGCGATCAACAGCGGCGCGCAGGGCTTCGCGCCCGGCGGGACGGTCGGCAAGATCAGTCTCGGCCACGCGTCGCACCAGTACGCCCCCGGCTTCTTGGTGCAGCAGGCCGTTGCCGGCGCCGTCGCGCCGGATCCGTCGACCATCTCTGGTTGGCAGGCGTGGCTGGCCGTGGCGACCAAGGCCGCGGTTGCCGAGCGTGCCCAGTACGACGCCGCGAAGGCCAGTCTGCAGTCGTACAAGCAGCATGCCGCGGCGCTCGACCGCGACGCCAAGAAGCTGGCGGACCAGGCGTCTGCGATGAAGTCCAGCACCAAGGCCGAACGTGCCGCGAAGGACGCGGCCGAGAAGCACGCCAAGGCAGCCCAGAAGGTGGCCGACGCCGCCGACAAGATGGCCAGCCGTGCGCAGAAGGCCTACGACAAGATCAAGTCGGCGTCGCAGTCGGCTACGCAAAAGGCCGAGCAGGACGCCCAGTCCCTCGTCGCGGCCGTGCAGTCGGACTTCGACACGCTGCAGCAGAACATCCAGACGTTCGAGGCGGGGATCTCGCAGGGGCTGACGGCCGGGTCGGACCTGGCGACGATCTTCGGGAACCTGACGAGCAACGCCGACTCGACGAAGCAGGCGCTCGACGCGGCGCAGGACGCCTATGACCAGGCGGTGGCTTCGCTGCCGGATCTGGCGTCGGCGCAGCAGCAGGAGGCGGGCGCGGCGCAGGCTCAGGCGGCCGCTCATGCCGCGTTGAACCAGGCCCTGGCCTCGGGTGACCCGGCGGCGATCCTGGCGGCTCAGCAGGCGCAGACGGACGCGGCGAGCAAGCTGGCGGACGCGCAGGCGGCCGTTACCGCGGCGACCCCGACCCCGGACCAGTTGGCCGCCCAGGCGCAGGCCCAGCAGCAGCTGACGGCCGCGCGGCAGGCGTACAACGCCGCGGTCCAGGCGAGCTCGGCCAGCGGGGTGGCGGGCGTGCTCGCCCAGTTCCAGGCCAGCGAGCAGCAGTTCGTGAAGGACCTGAACACGCTCAAGAAGGCGGGCGCCGGTCAGGAGCTGATCACGCAGCTCGCCGGGATGGGTGCCGACGCCGGCGACGCGCTCGCGCAGGGGCTGATCAACGACCCGAAGTCGCTGGCCGCGATCTCCAAGAGCATGGACGCGATCAACAACATCGCCGGCCAGGAGTCGGACAAGTTGGCGCAGGGCTACTACGGCGCGGGCGTGAAGTCGATGCAGCAGCTGCTCAAGGGCATCGAGAAGCAGTTCCCGTCACTGGTGAAGGGCCTCGCGCCGCTCGCCGCGCAGCTGGCCGCGCTGTTCACGTTCACCCCGACCGTGGCCGGGACGTCCGGCAGCGCTGTGGGCGGCAAGACGGTGACGACGGACGCGCTGCACCAGCTGGGGACGGTGGCGAAGCAGTACGGCACGACGGTGGCGGCGCTGATCGCGGCGAACCCGTCCCTGAAGGGCGACACGACCACGTCGGCGATCAAGAAGGGCACCCACCTGACGATCCCGGCGTTCGCGTCGGGCGTGACGGACTTCGGTCCCGGCCTGGCCTACGTGCACAAGGACGAGGTGCTGGTGAACTTCCCGAGCGCGCACAACTCGGTGATCCCGGCCAATCGGACCAAGGGCGGAGCGCCGTTCGGCGACACCTCCGGCATCGAGCGGCGCCTGGACGCGCTGAACGCGCAGGTGTCGACCCTGGCGCAGGACATCGGGCAGGTGCAGGCGCAGGTGGGTGCCGGACTGTACGTGCAGGCCGGCCAGCGCCAGGCCAAGGAGCTCGCGCGGATCGGGCGTAAGCGATGATCGTCCCCCTGGATCTCGGCGGCCGGTTGTGGATCAACCTGGAGTCCGACCGGACGGTCGGCATGTCGTTCTCGCTGAACGCGATCGAGTTCGATCCGGTCGTGTCGGTGTCGACGAAGCCGAACGCGCTCGGCGAGCAGTGGGCGGTGCGCACGCCCGGCAAGCAGCAGGTCGCGAAGGTGACGCTGAACTTCTGCACCGACGACCAGCAGGCGTTCCTCGCCGAGCACCAGGGCGACGTGTGCTGGTTCCGGTCGGACATCGGCGCCGGCTACCGGTTCGCCGGCATCTACGCGGACTCGACGTTCACGCCGCGCCCGATCGGGAACTCGTGGGCGGTGCCGTTCACGGTGCAGCAGATCACGATCGACGAGGCGATAGGCTGATATAATCAGCCGCATGTTTGATACGGCGCTGCTCGCCCGGTTCGAGTCCAAGGTTGATCGTTCTGCAGGCCCAGACGGCTGCCACATCTGGACTGGCGCGCGAATACCGAATGGTTACGGCTCATTAGGCCGCGTTCCGGTCGACGGCGTTGTGCGTTCCCAGGTCGGCGCGCATCGGATCGCATTCGCGATCGAGCACGGCTACTGGCCGACGTTGACGCGCCACACGTGCGACAACCCGCCGTGCGTCAATCCTCGGCACCTGCTCGACGGAACCGTGAAGGACAACTCCCGCGACATGTTGGACCGCGGCAGATGCCCAGCGACGAAGCGGACCCATTGCCCGAAGGGGCATTCGTACACCGACGAGAACACCATGCGGGACGCGCGCGGCCATCGTCGTTGTCGCGAATGCATGTACGCACGAAACCGTGCCCGCCACAAGGTGCGCATGGCGGAAAACGCCGAGCAGGTCCGAGCGGACTCTAGGAGGAGGCAGCGTGCTTACCGAGAACGCCAGCGACTGCTGCCTTGCTCCGTCGAGGGATGCGACCGTCCAGCCGACCGGGCTGGAAAGTGCGGCGCCCACTACCAGCGCGAGTGGAGCGCGGCACGCCGCAAGCGCGCCTGAGCTAGGGCGGGTGGTCTGACGTGGCCGACCTTCCCGACTGGTCCGAACTGAGCGCGGACCAGCGCGCACAGTTGCTGTCCGGGCATCGCGAGATCGGCGTCGGCGCCGAAGTGCTCAACGCGGACCTGACTGTGGCCGAGGACGTCAGCAGCGCGGTGGACAACACCAGCGGCGACGTGAACTGGCAGGGCTCGGCGCGGATCCACCGGGACCTGGCGATCACGCTCGCGCTGTCGGACGAGCTGGCGTGGGGCAACACGCTGCTGCGGGTCTACCGCACCGTCACGTCGCTCACGTCTGGCTTGTCGGCGCGGGTCAACCGGGGCGTGTTCTGCCTGACCGCCGCGCCCCGCCCGCTCGGGTCGGTGATCTACGACCCGGCGTCCCGGTTGTGGAACAAGTACGCGTTCGCCACGACCGGGCAGGACCGGCTGTATCTGCTGGACCGCGAGGTCGGCTACTCCTACGTGCAGCCCAACACGGTCGGCGGTGTCGCGGTCACGGTGGGGCAGGCGATCGCCAACGTGTACGCGGCGTGCGGGATCACCGGCTTCCTCGTCGATTCCTCCCGCGCCAGCCAGGCGCTGCCGCAGCCGCTGACCTACCCGCTGCTACCCAGTAGCAACGACACCAGCTCGAGCTCGCGACTCGGGGCCGTGACGGACCCGCAGCTGGTCGCCGTGTCCGGCAGTTCGTCGGCGACGACGTGGCTGGACATCCTCAACGACATCAACGGCCTGGTCACCTACGAGCCGGTGTGGGCGGACGAGAACGGCTACCTGCGGCACACCCCCTACGTGGACCCGGCCGTCGCGCCGCTGGCAGGCGTGCTGGACGCGGACGCCCCGGGGAACATCGTCGACGCGGACCGCACCGTCACCCGGGATCTGTGGGGCGCGCCGAACCAGTGGATCGGGATCTGGTCGAACATGCCCGACGACGGGTCCGGGAACCCGCAGACGCCGGACGAGGACAACGGCGGCATCTACGTGGTGCAGAACGACTCGACCGGCCCCGCGTCGATCGCGGCGCTCGGGGGAGTGCCGGCGGGGTTGCGGCCGAAGTCGTTCCAGATCACCGCGGCAACCGCTGATGACGTGCAGGCGCAGATCGAGGCGCAGAAGGCGGCGGACATGCGGATCGTCACGTCGATCGCACTGTCGACGCTGCCCTATCCGGCGGCGGGGCATTTCGACGTGTTCACCTACCGCGACAAGGCGCTCCCGCCGGATCTCGGCGGGCAGGTGCGGGTGCGGGCATCGGAGTGGACCGAGTACTTCACCAACGACTTGACGACCTGGACGCTGGAGACGGTCTGATGGCTTCCCGCACGGTGTACGCGACGGTCGCCGCGGCCTCGCCGCTGACGCTGTACTTCGACGGCGACGCGACCAACGCAGTACCGGCCCGCACCCTCGTCACGGTGACCGCCGGTGACCGGGTGCGTGTCGAGGTTCCCGGCCGGGGCTTGTTGCCGATTGTGCAGGGGAAGCTGACGTGACGGCGACGACCTGGAGCGACGCGCTCACCGGTTCGGGCGATCTGGACGGGTCGCCGGTCGGGTCGGCATCCGATCGCGTCTGGACCGCCAAGACCGGGAGTTGGTCCCGGTCCAGCACGGGCGCCACCACGACCGCTTCGCCGTCAACGAACCCGTTCGTCACCACGGACGTGCTGACCGGGGACTTCGACGCCCAGACCGGCACCTACACCGGTGCCGGTGGTGGCGATGCGCTCTACTTCCGGTGCTCGGACGCGTCGAACTGGTGGCGGCTGCGGAACCGGTACGTCGTGGTCACTACCCCGGGCACCTGGTACGGGACCGGTTGGTACACGGTGGGTGGGCCGTTCGCGGATTCCCGGCCGAACGGCACCTACGACGTCCAGTACAGCACGCACGGCGTACCGACATTGAAAACGGTGGTCAGCGCCGGCCTCGGGCAGCAATGGAGTCAGGATCAGGCGCAGAGCCCGTCATCGACGTCGTCCTACTACTACCTGGTGCTGGACAAGTGCACGGCCGGGACGGTCACGCAGGTCGCGTCCCGGGCCGCGTCTTCGTTCGGGACGCTGCGGGTGGTCACCAGCGGCAACGTCATCACCGTCTACAAGTCGGACGGCACCACCGTCGACACGACCGTCACCGACAGCTTCAACCAGACCGCCACGCAGGTCGGTGTCGGCCTGGGCGGCAGCGATTCCAACGCCTACGCCTCGGCGCTGACGAACTTCTCGATCTCCATCGACACCCCGATCACGCCACCGACGATCCTGTCGCCGGCCAACGCTGCCGATGTGGACATCGCGGCCGCGACGATCGTCGTGCAGTCCAACTTCGTGGCCTCCGACCCGCCGACGTCCATCGACATCTTCACCAAGCAGGGCAGCGGTGACTGGGTCGAGACCGATGACGCGTTCATGCGGGTTGAGGGCACGGCTGCGCAGTGGTCGTACACGATCCCGGAAGCCGATCTGACGGCCGGAACGCAGGTCGAGGTCCAGGTCCGGGCGACGGACACGCTCGGGAACCCGACAACGGACTGGTCTCCGTCGACGTTCTTCACGCCCCGCACCGCGCCGGCGGCGCCGACGTTCGTGTCCCCGAGTTCGGGCGCGACGGTGGTCGTGTCCGACATCGCCACCGTGGACTTCGGCACCGATTCGACCGTCCGACAGGCACGCAGGGTCGCCGACGACGGCTCCGGCAACCCGGACACCAGCACCGTCTATCAGGCCAGCTTGACGATCACCGGCCCGGACGACGACGGCAACTACACGCTCACCGGCGACGGGTCGATCCACCCGACCGGCGCGGAGCACATCCAGGTACGCAGGCAGACGGCAGCGGGCGGCACGCTCTGGTCCGACTGGGGCGATGCGGACCTGCCGGTGCAGATGGAACTCGCCGCGCCGTTCACGCCGCTCATGACCGTGGCGCAGCCGGTCGGGACCGCGACCAACATCTTCACGATCATCTGCACGCCCGCCGACACAGACCACACGGACGCTGTCCGCGTCGACGTCTACCGGGACGGGGTGCGGGTTGCGCGACTCGACGTCCCGGACGGCGGCGTCGTCACGTGGACGGACGACGCGCCCGGCACGGCGAGCGACTACCGGTTCGTCGCGGTCGCCGCGAACGGTGCGCAAGCGAGCTTCGGATGAGGGGACGACGATGACCGACCTACCCGCAGAGGTCGCCACAGCCACCGTCACGTGGGACGCCGAGCAGCTGGTCCGAAACGCCACGTCCGGCGCGATCTCCCTGGACGACCTGGGCGACTCGGCGCAGATCACGTTCGCCCCGACCCCGAAGCTGCTGCTGCTGCAGGGCGCGACGAAGATGCTGCTGCCGACCGGCCCGATCGTCGCGCCGCTGTCGGCCGGGTCGCAGGCCGGGCTGATCCGCACCGACAACGCGAACGTCTCCCCGACGGGGTGGACGTGGGTCGCGCAGATCGCCGCGCCCACGACCGGGTACACGTTCGACCCGATTCCGTTCGTCCTGGACTCGACCACGCTCGACGCGGACGGCAGCGCGGACCTGGCGATGCTCACCCCGCTGCCCCGGGCCGACGGGGTACCGATCGTGCGAGGCCCGCGCACGGACATCACCGGCGGCACCGCCACCTCGCTGCCCTACGGCTCCGATCCGACCGTCACGGTGACCGACGGCGACGGGAACACCGAGACGGTGAATTTCGGCATTCCGGTCGGCCCTCCCGGCGCGGGCGTCCCGGACACTGCCGCCGCGTCTGACGGCGACTGGATCTACTACGACTCCGGCACCACAAAGTGGGGTGCGCCGGGCGTCGCGTCGTCCGCGATCAGCGACGCCACCACGGTCGGCAAGACTGTGTTGACCGCCGCCGATCAGGCCGCAGCCCGGTCCGCGATCGGCGCGGGCACGTCCAGCCTCACGCTCGGCATCACCTCGACGACGGCACTGGCCGGGAACACGGCCATCCCCGATTCCGCCGAGGATGTGGGCGCGGTCGCCAATGCTTCCGGACAGACCCTCACCCTGTGGGCCGGCACGCAGGACGACTACGACGCACTCACCCCGGACGACAACACCGTCTATGTGGTGACCGCCTGATGGCCGCGGGGCTCTACCTCGGCGGCAGTCAGGTCAAGTCCGTCTACGTCGGTGCGACGAAAGCGAAGTCCGTTTACCTCGGTGCGACGAAGGTCTGGTCCGCCGTCGTGCCAGTCACTATCACCGCATCGGTCGCCGCAACCGCCGACGACGGATACGCGACCAGCGGTACGCTGACCTCATCGTTCGGCGCCGCGTTCAAGTCGGCATCCGTTCGCACCGGCTTTGCGCGATTCAACGGCGTGGCCATACCGCAAGGTGCGACCATTTCCTCGGCGATCATCAGTGTCAGCTCCTTCACATCCAACAACCACGGCGCGAATTGCGTGATTTCAGCGGCCGCGGCCGACGACCCGGCAACTCCTAGCACTGCCAGCGATATCACGTCGGCAGCACTGACAACCCACACAGTGTCATGGGTGGCTGCATCGGCCCTCCCGTCGCCTGCAACATCGCCGGACATCAGCGCGGTGTTGCAGGAGATCGTGGACCGTTCTGGTTGGACATCCGGCAATGCTGTCCTGATCCTTTTCGACTGCCCTGTCAGCGACGGCCTTACGACGTCCGTCGACAAGGCAGAGACCCTCACCGTCACCTACGCGGCCTGACCGCTCACGCACGACCCGACCCCCTGCACCCCCTGAGCCCGCAAGGGAGACCGCCGCATGCCCCGACGCCGACGATGCCTCACCAGACGGGCCGCGTTCCTCGCCGTGTTCGGCGCCACCTACCTGCTCATCGCCTACAGCCTGCACAGCACCCAACTGACCCCGGCCAGCCGGTACGCGTTCCGGTTCGCGCTCGGCATCATGCCCCTGACGGGCTGGGCGCTGCTGTGGCTCGCGTGCGGCACGATCGCCCTCGCCGACGCGATCCTCACCCGGGGCCGCGACGCGCTCGGGTTCGCCGCAGCCGTCCTCGCGCCCCTCGCGTGGGGCGTCGTCTACTTCGCCGCCTGGATACAAGGCACACCCCGGCTGTGGGAGACGGCGCTGCTGTACGGGCTGATCGCCGCCGCGGTGCTGATCGTCGCGGGCATGCCCGACCCGTCCACCGTCCGCAAGGTGCTGCGCGCCACGGAGCCGCGGCGGTGAGCGGCGACGTCCTCGGCTGGGTCCTCGGCGGACTGTTCACGTTCGTCGGCGCGATCCTCACCATCATCGCCGCCCGCCGCGTCAACCACGCCAAAGCCAAGCTCGACGAGGTATCCGCCTACTCGACACTCGTGAAAGACCTGCAGGCCGAGATCGCCCGGGTCCGCGCCGAGGCCGAGACGATGCGCGGCGAAGTCGACGCGATGCGCGCCGAGCTCGACCGCTCCCACTCCGACAACACCGGGCTACGCCGCCAGCTCGCCGCCCTGAAGCGCGCCCTGGACCGGCAGACCCGCCAGCTGGGCCGCATGACCGCGCTGCTCGAAGCCCACAACATCCCCATCCCGCAGGAGGCGTAAATGGCCGGCAAGAACGACGGCATCGACGTCGGACGGCGACGGTAAGCTCATCGCTAGCGGGACCGCCCGGAGCGCCAACTCCGAACGGTCCCTAGACCACCCACTGAATGAGCAGGAGGTGGCCCTAGTGGGCAACCCTAACGAACCACACGACGCGCATCCCGACTCCGTTCTCGCCGACGAAAAGGCGTGGCGTCGATTCTGGGCAAAGGTAGACGTCGGCGACTGCTGGGAATGGACCGCGAGCAAGAACGCGGGCGGCTACGGCCAGCTGTTCTTCTGGGCGGGCAAGACGATTGGTCGCATGGCGCATCGCCTGGCGTATGAAGCGCTGGTCGGGCCAATCGCGCCAGGTCTGGAACTCGACCATCTGTGTCGTAACCGCGCATGCGTCAACCCGGACCACCTGGAACCCGTCAGCCACGCGGAGAACGATCGTCGCGGCGTTGCCGCTGAGGTGAATCGAGCACGTCTACGCGCACAGACGGTGTGCAAACGCGGACATCCGCTGTCCGGGACGAATCTTCGAGTGCACACAAGCGGCACACGTGGCTGTCGCACATGTGAATGCGAAAACCAGCGCCGACGTCGCGCTGCTAAACGAACCGGGAAAGAGGCGCAATGTCAGGGCCATCAGGCATAGATCAAAGCTGGGGCTACGCCGACCCCGCTGCCGCAGCGAAAGCCGGGATCCGCGTCGTGTCGATGTACCTCTCACGCGACCCGTCGAAGAACATCACGGCCGCCAAGGTGAAGGCCTACCACGCACACGGCATCGGCGTGCTGCTGAACTGGGAGGACCAGGCCGGCGCGCCGCTGCAGGGCGCCGACAAGGGCAAGAGCGACGCCGCCGCCGCCGTCCTGCAGGCCCGCGGACTGGGCGCACCGCACGACGTATGCATCTACTTCTCCTGCGACACCGACACCAACCCGTCGCAGTACAAGGCGATCAACGCCTACTACCGAGCCGCCGGGAAGGTTGTGCACGCCGCAGGGTTCCGGCTCGGCTGCTACGGCGAGGCTGACCTCGTCGCTCACCTGTCCGCGGCCGGGATCACCGACGCCGAGTGGCAGACCCTCGCCTGGTCCGGAGGGCGGCTCGACCCGGCCGCCGATTTCTACCAGACCGGGATCAACGGCCACCTCGGCGGCGCGGCCGTCGACTACGACCGCATCATCCACCCCGCCCAGTTGGGCGCCTGGTGGCCCGCCAACAGCCCCAACGTCCAGGAGGACGACATGTCCGACGCGCAAGTGCAGCAGATCCTCAAGGCGATCGCCGACATCCCGCACGACGTGTGGGCGTTCGACAACGACGGCGACACCCGTGCCTGGGCGCTGCTGAACGTCGGCGCCAACACGACCCGGTTCGCCAAGGCGCTCGTCGCGGCGCTCCCGCCGGCGCAGCGCGGCGGACTCACCGAGGCCGATATGGAGACCGCGGTGCGCAAGGTCCTCGACGACGCCAAGATCCAGGTAGGTGACTGACCATGACCAAGCGCAAGTCGATCCTGCAGAAGATCCGCGACCGCGTCGCCCGACTCGCCAAGTCCGACACCGTCCGCCGCGCCGCGCACACCTTCTGGCAGGCGGCGGTCGCGTCCGTCGTGGCCACGTTCGCCGGCGCCGGACTCGACCTCGCCGACCTGACCGACCTGAGCACCGACCAAAAGGTCGCGACCTCGGCTGTACTCGCCGGGCTCGCCGCAGTGTTCAGCCTGGTCAAGGGTGCCGCGAGCAAGGCCGCCGGCAAGAGCTGATCCCCGCGCGCAGCCCACGGGCTGCCGAACCGCGCCCCCGCGCCTGGCTACGAGCCGGACGCGGGGGCGCATTCGTGCGTTGTCAGCTGCGCGGCCTACCCTCGCGGCATGGCCCGCACCGTGCCCACCGGCCGAGGCCCCGAGGTCGTCGAGGTCCGGCCGGAGAAGTGCGTCAAGGGGCATCCGCTGCGACCCCCGAACGTCCAGGTGTTCAGCCTGCCCTGCTCATGCTCCGGACCGCGTGGCCACCGCGGCTGGCGGTGCTGGACGTGCGGCGAGATCCTGTACGCCCCGCCGCACACGCGGGGCCAGGGGCAGAGGCAGGGCAGCGCCTACGACTGAGCCGAGCTACGCGCGCATCTCCAAGTCGACGGCGTACGCCTGCGCCCAGCGGCACAGCAGCAAGATCGGCAGCAGCGACGCGGTGAGGCCGACTGCCAGCGCAACGCCCGGCACGACCGTGAAGTGGTTCTGTATCCCCAGCGCGATCTCGATCGCGGCCCCGACGTAGCCCAGGAACGTCAGGACGATGAAGAAGGTCTCGCACGTCTGCGCCATGACCGCTAACCGCGCGGCGGCGTACTGAGCCCCGGGATGGGACTGTCTCGGCTCGAGCTCCTGAGCGGCCTCAGCCGTGGGCTCGGCAACTGGCTCGGTGTTGGGCTGGCGCTGGCGCGAGCCTGCCATCTTCATGCGGCCTCCCGGATGATCTTCCGCCGACCGTAGACCGGTCATCGGACCGCGTACAGCTTCGGCCGCCCGAGCAGGTCGCTCGCGAGCTCGGAAACGGCGGCCAGGCGGTCGTGCGCGGCTTCCATGTCCGGCTCGGCGTAGATCTGCGTCGTCGCTACCGACGAGTGACCGAGCAGCTCGGCGAGCATCAGCAGATCTCGCGTCGAGCGGTAGGCCTGCGTGGCGAACAGGTGCCGCATCGAGTGCATGGTGGTGTCCAGGCCGAGTCCGTGCAGGTGCCGGTGCGAGTCGACGGACATCTGCTCCACCGGGTATTGGCCGCCCTTGTAGGTGACGATCCAGCCGCGGCGCGGCAGACCCGCACGCTCCAGTTCGGTCACGACCGGGGGCAGCAGCGGGACGACGCGCAGTTTGCCGCCCTTGCCGTCCACGTGCGCGACCGGCACCGGTGTGGCCAGGTCCAGGTCCTCACGCCGCAGGCGGCAGATCTCGCCGCGGCGAAGGCCCGCAAAAGCCGCAAGCACGTAAGCGGTGCGCAGCGCGCCGACGGTGCACGCCAGCACGACGCGCAAGTCGTCCAGCGAGATCGGGTGCGGCCGGCCCCGGCGAACCTTCGGCCGGATCATCGATAGGGACGGGTCGTCCGCGAGCAGCTCGCGCCCTATCGCCCAGCGGTAGAAGGCCTGGACGTGGCGCACGTAGACGTCGAGCGTGGCGGGCGCACAGTGCGAGAACTGGCGCTGAAAAGCGGCCAGCTCGGCAGTGCCGGCGGTAAGTAGCCCATCGGGGGCGAGGAATGCGGCGAGCCGGTGTACCAGCTCTAGCCGGTCCGTGATCGTGATCGGTGAGAGACTGCGCAACCGCATGTCCGTCTCGAAATCCCGCAGTAACGGACCATCCACGGCGGTGTCTCCCAACTCACGCAACGCTAACGCGAGAGGTTCAGCTTGCAGGGAGGACGTTGCAAGATCAAGTATTGACGTCTGGCGACCGATGTGATCACAGGGTCGGAAGCGGGCGCAGGTGTCCTCGCCGTGGCGCGGTCCGAGCGGGGTTGTCCGTCGCGGCTGCCAGTATCACCGTAAGCGACGCAACCGTAACTTGCCCGTCCACGAGCGACTGGACGGAGACCCCGAAAAGCTCGGCGAGAGCGACGACTTCGCCGATGGTGAAGTTCCCGGTCCGCATCTTGTCGAACCAGGTGGAGCGGGACAGGCCCACTCGTCGGTAGAGGTCCTCGGTACCTATCCGGCGCGAGGCCTTGAGTGCACGGATGGACGCCACGACCCGCTGTTCGGGGGACGACGCCGCAACGGTCGCAGTAGTCATAGGTCCATAGTCGCGGCTTGTTGTGCGGCCTGTCAATCTATCCGGCAGATAATCCGGTAGCTAGTCCGGAGTTTGGTATTGACAGTCCGAGATTTCGGACTATCGTATCTCTCATGCGGACACCGGTACAGCATCTCGCAGACCTACTTCTCGACGAGCGCGTCGAGGACTGGGTCGCGACCCGGCGCAACCGCGAGCGCCCACTGTCCTGGCGACGGATCGCGCTGGAGCTGCGCGACGTCACGGAGGGCAAGGTCGACGTCTCCCCCACGACGCTCCTGGCCTGGTGCTCCGACGCCGCCCGGAAGGCCTCCTGATGAGCGCCCGCTGGCAGTCACCCGAACTCCCGCCGGTCAACCGGGATGCCGGTGGGTCCCCGCGGCGGCCGGCCGATCGTCCCTCGACCGGCCGCCGCTTCACCCGGGCCGTGCTCGAGGCCCTCGTGATCGCCGCGGTCGTGGTCGGGCTCCTGGCCGTCCTCGTGATCGCGATCAAGACCACCCCGTAACACCAGCGAGCGCCGGCCACCCCGCGAAGGACAGACCGGCGCTCACCGACGAGAGGAATCCTACGCATGACCCGCACACTCACACCGCTCACCGAGCGCATCGCGCGGATGTCGTCCGTGGACGCGAACGGGTGCTGGGCGTGGAAGGGCCGGCCGCTGAACAGCGGCTACGGCAAGATGACCGTCTTCGCGGCGCCCGGCACGAAGCCCTCGACGAAGCTCGCGCACCGGGTGTCCTACGAGGTGTTCGTCGGCCCGATCCCGGACGGCCTGGTCCTGGACCACCTGTGCCGGAACCGGCTCTGCGTCAACCCGGCGCACCTGGAGCCCGTGACGATGCGGGACAACCTGATGCGGTCGCCGTTCACGGCCGCCGCGATCAACGCGGCCAAGACCCACTGCCCGCAGGGACACGCGTACGACGCCGCCAACACGATCTTCTACATCCCGGCGAACAGCACGGCGCGTACCCGACTCTGCCGGACGTGCCAGAACGCGCACGGACAGGTGGCGGCGTGATGACCGCCATTTACATGGCGCGGCACCGCGCGGACACCGGCCTCGGCGACCTCTCGCTGCTGGTGCGCGTCACGCACGACCAGGCCAACGCCCAGCGCGCCGTCCAGGTGCTCGCCGCCACCGACACGCTGCCGTCCTCGCGCACGCTCTACCGCGAGATGCACCGCGCCGGCGTGCTGATGCCGAACGCGACGCACTGCGCCACGGTGCTCGCCGCCGACATCATCGCCCGCGAGACCGCGGCAGTGGCGGCATGATCACCGGCCCGATTCGCGGCGAGAGCGTCGAGACCGACCGGGTCCTGCTCGCCGCCCAGCTGCACAACGACGGCCAGCACACCGCCGCGTGGACCGTCCTGGCCTCGGTCGTCTACGTCGGCCCGCAGGTCGAGCGGCAGTTCGGCTGGGTGTGCGCCGAGCTGCGTGAGCACCAGGAGCTCGTCGAGCAGCGCCGGCTCTGCCAGGACGACCCGCGGCACTACGCCGACCTGCACGAGGACCAGCCGGTTCACGGCTCGCTGCTGGACTACTCCGAGTTCACCTGCACCGAGCTCGACCTCGACGCGGCCGCGGCACTCGCCGACGCACGCCGCGGAGCCGAGAGCATCGCCGCGCTGGCCGACACCGCGGAGCGTGCGGCATGACCGCCCTCTGGATCGCGATCGGCGCGCTCGCCTCGGTCGTGCTCATCGGCCAGGCCGTGAAGGCCTCGATCGACAAGCACGTGCGCCGCGCCATGGACGCACAGCGCAGCCGCGACGCCGTGTTCGACCGGCACGCCGGCCAGGCGATCGCCGTAGCCAACCCCGACACCCGCTGGACCGGCATCGATGAAATCCAGCTACGTCGCGAGATCCGGAAGGCGCGCGAAGAGTGACCGCGGCCTTGGCTCTATGCAGGATCGACGACTGCGAGGGCGACACGGTCGCCCGCGGCCTGTGCGACAAGCACTACCGGCGGTTCCGCAGACACGGTGACCCGCTGGCGGTTCTGACGCTGGTCGATCACCCGGCGACGTGCACGGTGGACGGCTGCGATCGCCCGTACATCGCGCGCGGGCTGTGCGGGATGCACTACAAGCGCGTCGAGATCACCGGAGCGCTGCGCGGCCGTGACGCCGAGCGCGCCGCTGCGGGATCGGGCTGCACACGTGAGGACGGCTACCGGATCGTCCGCGACTCCGACCACCCGCTCGCCCGATCGCGAGGCGTCGTGTTCGAGCACCGCCAGGTGTTGTTCAACGCGATCGGTACCGGAACGCACGCCTGCCACTGGTGCGACAAGCCCGTCACGTGGACCGAAGGCATCACGGCCGACGCGCTCGTCGTGGACCACCTCGACGGAGACCGCAGCAACAACGACCCGGCGAATCTCGTGCCGTCCTGCAACCCGTGCAACGCCAGCCGGCACCCGACCACAACCACTGACACCCGCGAAGGGAAGTAGCCATGACCACCATGCCGATCGAGGCCGAGGCGCAGTCGCCGGCGGCCGTCGTCACCCCGGACGCCGACACCCGCCTCGCGCAGCTGGTCGCCCAGTACGACCTGGCGAAGGCCGAGGCCGCGAAGGCCGACGAGGCGCTCAAGGCGATCACCGATGCGATCAAGCTGGAGCTGATCAACGCCGCGCCCGGGCACGACGACATTCGCCTGGAGTCGCCAGAACTGGTCAAGCCGCTGCGCCTGTTCGCGGTCACCAGCTGGCGCGTCGACGCGAAGAAGCTGAAGGCCGAGGCGCCGGAGACCTACGTCCGCTACGCCAAGCAGAGCACCGCCTGGCAACTACGGGCAGTCAGCTGATGAGCGCGCTGCTGCACACAACCGAGCTCACGCCGATGGAGTGCGGCGTCACCGGTTGCGGCATCCCGTTCGCGATCCCCGACGCCCTGTACCGCAAGGCGAACGCCGACCATGACATCCGGTTCTACTGCCCCAACGGTCACCACATCCACTTCCTCGGCAAGACCGTCGCGGAGAGGGCCGAGGAGCGCGCCGCCGAGCTGGAGCGTCGCCTGGCCTCGCGCGAGGAGGACCCGCGTGCCGAACGCATGCGCCGGGACGAGGAGCGCCGGCGGCACGCCGCCACGAAGGGTCAGCTGACCAAGGCCCGCAAGCGCGCCGAGCATCACGTCGACCTGCGCGGTGCGACATGACGAAGCACGAGTCCACCGAGTGGGGCCTCCGGTACCTCGATGACAACCCGGTTGTGGGCCATCGCCGGGGCCAGGTCGAGAACGTCGGCTCCGAGAAGCGTGGTCGGCAGATCCTCGCCAGCCTTGCCGACGGGAAACCTTTGGGCTGGGGCCGCGTCGAACTGGTGTCGCGCACGGTCGTTACCGAGAGCGGCCGTTGGACGCGGGTGGCTTCATGACCGCGATGATCGACCCGGCCGCGTTCATGGCCGCCGCGCCCGCTCCGCTCAACGGCTCCTCGCCCTGGGCGTCGCTTCAACTGCCTTCTGGTCACGTCGCGCTCGTCGACGCAGCAGATCTGGAGCTAGTCCAGCAGTTCAAGTGGCACGCGCTCAAGTCGCGCCACACCATCTACGTACAGACGAAGGGCTCATCGGCCAACGGACACCGGCGGATCTATCTACACCGCTTGTTGATGGGTGCCCCGGCGGGAGTTTTCGTCGACCACCGAGACGGCAACGGGCTCGACAATCGCCGTGCGAACCTCCGCCTAGCGACCTCCTCTCAGAACAACCTGAATGCGCCGGGACGCGGGCGTTACCGCGGCGTGCACTACCACCCGAACAACAAGAGCAAGCCCTGGCGCGCACGGCTCAAGGACGGACACCTCGGTTACTTCGCCACCGAGTGGGAGGCGGCCGAAGCCTTCAACGCGGCGGCGCTCGCGGAATACGGCGAGTTCGCACTACTCAACGTGAGGCAGCCGTGACGGTTTCCCCCGCTGATTTCATGGCGTCTGCGCCAGCGCCACTCAACGGAAACAGCCCGTGGAGCTCGCGCTACGCCGCCGAGCTGCGCCGGGTGTTCACCGAGCACGCCGCCCGCGCACCGCGGTCGTTGCAGCTGCACCTGGGGCCGTCCGAGCTGGGCGTGGCGTGCGACCGGCAGGTGGCCGGGAAGATGGCCGGCCTGCCCGCCACGAACCACGTCGCGGACCCGTGGCCGTCGATCGTCGGCACCGCCTGCCACGCCTGGGCGGCCGGAGCGTTCGAAGCCGACAACACCCGCCGCGGGCTGCTGCGCTGGATTGCCGAGCAGCGCGTGACCCCGCACCCGGACCATCCCGGCACCGCCGACCTGTACGACGCGGTCGAGCAGGCCGTGGTCGACCACAAGTTCCTCGGCGAGAGCTCGATGGCCAAGGCCCGCAAGCTGCCGGCCGACCTGGTCGTCGTCGAGCTCACCACGCCGATGCGCAAGTACATCGTGCAGCTCGTGCTGTACGGCCTCGGCTACCTGGCGCTCGGCCTACCCGTGCGCCGGGTCGTG